ATAAGGTGAAATGGTAATGGCTACATTCTTAGACTGCATCAATGGTGTTCTACGCCGTATACGAGAGACAGAGGCTATCACGCCAACTGATACAGCCTATGTTAAGTTAATTGGTGATTTTGTTAACGAAGCTAAGAGAGAAGTTGAAGATGCTTGGAACTGGTCTGTGCTTCGTACAACAAAGACAATCACCACTGCTAACGGTACACAGAACTACGAAATACCTACCACTAATCCAAGAGCAAGGTTGTTAGTGGTTTATGTACCATCGCTGAAGAGAGATCTTCAACAAGCTACACAGAATCAAATGCATGAATGGAATAATCTTCAAGGTTCAGTGAATGGAGATCCTTTTTATTTTTCTATTGGTAACAGCACATCATCTACTGGTGTTATTACTCTTGATCTATGGCCTATCCCATCGTCAGTGCTAACGGTAAAGGTAGATTGTGTTATACCACAGGCTGATTTGTCCGCTAGTACTGATGTTGTTTATGTTCCCTCAGAGTTAGTTATTCAAGGTGCTTATCTTCGTGCTATCAATGAACGTGGTGAAGATGGTGGACGTTTAAGCGAACAACAAGCTGATCTATATCGTAAAGCAGTGGCTTCTTACATCTCAATTGAAGCAGAGCGTTACGGTGATGAAACAACCTGGGAGTGGTCATAATGGCTGCTGAGCTACAATCAGTAAGTATTGTTGCTCCAGGCTTTGCTGGTCTCAATACTCAAGACTCTTCTGTAGCTTTACCTAAAGAGTTTGCACTTCGTGCTGAGAATGCTGTTATTGACCAATATGGTCGTATTGCAGCTAGAAAAGGTTGGGATAACGTTAACACTACATTAGGTTTTAACGGTGAAGAACCATCATTGATCTTTGAGATTGTTAAGGCTGATGGTACTACAGTTATCGGTTCTATCGGTGATAAGAAGATCTTCACTGGTACAACAACACTTACTCAGGTTTACTCTGATGCTACCTGGACAGCACAGAACTGGAAAGCAGTAAACTTTAATAGTCATACTTACTTCTTTCAACGTGATCATGATCCACTGTTGTATGATCATGCTGGTAACACATGGCAGAAGATGTCAGCACATGCTTCTTATTCAGGTACTGTACCATTAGCCAATGAAGTGTTAGCAGCTTACGGTCGTCTATGGGTTGCGGACACCACCACAGATAAGAAGACAGTTACTTGGTCAGATTCATTGATTGGTTACAAATGGAATGGTGGTACTCACGGTTCTATCAGCATTGAATCTGTCTTAACTAATGGCTCTGACAGTATCACAGCCTTAGCAGCCTTTAACGGCTTGTTGATCATATTCTGTAAGAAAAGCACTATCATCTATTCTGGTGCTGAAAGTGATCCTACAACTAACCTTCAGTTAGTAGAGGTTATTGATGGTGTAGGATGTATTGCTAGAGATTCTGTACAAGATGTAGGTAGCGATATCTTCTTCTTGTCTGATACAGGTGTACGTAGTCTAGGTAGAACTATCCAAGAGAAATCAGGACCATTGTTCGATGTATCAAGAAATGTCCGTGATGACTTGATTGTTGATGTGATCACTAATGCAACTACTGATGACATCAAATCTGTGTTCGATGAACGTAACGGATTCTATCTACTTAGTTTACCATCAAGGATCTACACCTATTGCTTTGATCTTAAACAACGACTACAAGATGGTAGCTGTAAAGCAACTACCTGGACTATAGCTCCTAAGTCGTTATTGTCCACCAGAGACAGGAAACTATACATCAGCCGTGTAGGTTATATCGGTGAATATGGTGCTCTGTACTCTGACAATGGCAGTTCATTCAGGTTTGCTTATTACACATCACACATTGATGCTGGTAATGCCTCTATCATAAAGATCTTAAAGAAGTTTGCCATGCTTGTTATTGGTGGCTCTAACACTGAGATCTTCTTAAACTGGGGTACAGACTATTCAGGTAACTACTCAGCAGCTCAGATAGCTTTACCATCAAGACAGCCAAGAGCAGAATACAACATATCTGAGTATAACATAGCTGAATACAATTCAGGAACAATCATCAATCAACTAAGACAACAAGTAAGCGGTTCTGGTAGAGTGTTTCAGATTGGTATTGAAGCCAACATTAGTGCTGATGTATTGTCTATTCAACAAATCGATGCCTTTTTCAAAACTGGTAGAATCGCCTAAGGACAACGAATAATGTTTACAGAAGAGGAAATCAGGAACATACTTCCTGCTAACTGGGACAGATTAGGGGCAGCTGACAAAGCTAAGTTCTTCAAAGATGTAGGTATATCTACAGATAACTTAGTTAGTCTTGGTGTTATTAAACCAGAAGATACTGCTTGGTTTTCTCAAAGAGGTGTTGCAGCAAAGTCAAACATACCTACATTTACTGATCAGATGGGTTTCCAGGAAGATAGTGGAACCATTGTTAGAAGCGCTAAAGATCAGCAAATTGATTGGTTGTTTGAACAAGCTAGGGTTGCTCAGTTAACACCTGCTCAGAGAGCTATTGAAAGTGCTAGGTCCACAGAAAGCTTAGAAGGCGGTAACGAGACACGATACAATCCAGTTAACTTCCAAGGTCGTGATTGGCTTGTTGGGCCTTCAGGTGATAATCTAGTCACTATGTCTACAGATCAGTCAGGTCTATCAGGTAATAATAAACGATATGATGTCTTAGATCCTATCACAGGACAAGTAAGTCAGGTTGTATCTGAAGATCGTTCAATGTGGCAACGATTTGTTAGCGCACTTCCTCAGATTGCTTTAGGTGCTGCTGCTGTTATCGGTGGTCCTGCTTTATTGGAAGCTGCTGGTGGCTTGTTTGGTGGTGGCGCTACTGCACTAGGCGATGCTTCGTTAGCTGTTGCTGGTGTTGAGGGTGCTGCGTCACAAGCTGCTACCACAGCATTTGCTAACACACTAGCAGCTACTGGTAATACTTCTTTAGCTGCTATTGCCGCTGATGTTGCTTCTGGTAATGTAGCTGCTGGTTTATCAGTGGCTGACGCTGTTACTGCTGGTGTAACTGCAGCAACGGAAGGTGCTGCTACTGGTGTTGTAACTGCTACGGGGGAAGTTGTTGGGGGTGGTGGTTCAATCACAGCAAATACTCCAGCATCATTACTTACTCCTTCTGTAGTAACTCCAACACCTACGCCAACACCTACACCAACACCAACACCAACACCAACACCTACACCAACACCTACACCAACACCAACACCAACACCAACACCTACGCCAACACCAACACCAACACCTACGCCAACACCTACGCCAACACCAACACCAACACCTACGCCAACACCAACACCAACACCTACGCCAACACCTACTCCATTGCCTTTTAACCCAGCATCGTTGTTTACCACAGCAGCTAACACCTTACTACAAGGATTAACGAACACTAACGCACAGAATGTTCTTGGTGGTTTGATTAGTTCTGGTGCTAACTTAGCAATGATCCAGGATGCTGCTAACAAGCTACGTCAACAAGGACAACTAACTCAAACAGAATACACTAACTTAGCTAATCAGTTAGGCGGTCAGTATGATGCAGCAGGAGCAGCAGCTAGGTTAGGTCAAACACAGATTGCTCAAGGTATTCTTCCTTATACACAAGCATTAGGAAGTACAGCACAACAAGGTTTGATGAATGTAGGGCAAACTGCTGCTAACATGGTTGGTCAGTTTACACCTTATGGTGTTACTGGTTCTTTGTTCGGAACTACCTATGATCCTAAGACAGGACAAGTTAACACTGCCTTGACAGAAGATGCAAGACAGATGTATAATCCCTTTGCACAGGTAGCTCAACAGTCTGCTAATGCAGCACTGATGACTAACGTAGACCAGCTTAGTCAGGATTACTACAACAAGTTAGCTGCATTGTCCGCACCTGAAGTAGAGCGTCAACGTCTTGCTACAGAGGCTAGGTTACGTGCTCAAGGAAGATTGGGTGTAAGTGGGTCAGCTTTTGGTGGGTCTTCACCAGAGCTGTTAGCACAGGAACAAGCCATTGCTAGACAGCAACTAGAAAGAGAACTACAGTCTAGACAGGCTGCTTTAGGAGAACGTGGTACGCTCCTCAGCCAAGGCACTGCTGCACTAGCACCTATCCAACAGTTAACACAACAAGAGATGGCACAGGCTCAGTTGTCTGGTCAGTTAGGTCAGCTAGCACAGCAAGGTAGGATCAGTGCAGCAGGATTGTTCGCTCAACCAGCAGCACAGGGTTACATGACACAGGCTCAGACAGGCTTAGCAGGTCAACAGTTAGCTGCTAATGCTCAACAGGCTGGTGTACAGCAACAGTTACAAGCACAGTTAGCTGGTTTGAATGCACAAGGTAACCTACGTAGTCTTGGTCTAGCAGGTAACTTACAAGCCCAACAAGAAGCACTAGCTAGTTTAATGTCTGGTAGACAGAATGTAGCTAATCAGATATTAGGTAACCAAGGTGCTTTAGGAAGTGCTGCTGGAGGACTCTTAAGTAACATACTAAATCCTAATGCTGCTGGAAACATTAATAGCTTAGGTTTTGGTACTGGACTAAGATACGGTAATCAAGATATTGGGTTGTTTATCTAAGGAACAATAATGGCACAGCAACAAAGTCTATTTGGTCCAAGCATCTACGATGTACAACAACAACAGATGCAGCAGGACAGAGAAAACGCAATAGCTCAAGCTCGATTAACACCATATCAAAGCATTAGAGCTGGTGCTGCTATGGCAGGTACACAGGCTGGTAGATCTATTGCAGGGTTGTTCGGTGTGGAAGACCCTAAGCTGAAGGAAGCATCAGCTAGGCAGGAACTAAAGAATGCTATCTCAGCACAATGGGATGGACAAGACCCTGTAGAAGCTTACAAGATCATGGCTAAAGAAGCTGCTAGGCTTGGTCTAACACAGGAAGCTATCTCTGCTGCTGCACAGGTTAAGGCTGCTGAAGAGTCTGCGCTTGATAAAGAACAGAAACGTATTAGACAGACTTATGAGATTGGTAAACTTGCTGCACAAACACAAGAAGCACTACGTAAAGCAGAACAAGCCAAAACAGCTAAAGTACCTAGTTTCGTACAGTTACAAGACGCTAGAGATTCTATAAATGAGGCTTTACAGACAGAACAAGATCCTCAAAAGAGAACAATGCTTGAGACAAGATTAAACGAACTGAACAACGTAATCACAAAAGAAAGCACAAGAGAGCCTAAAGATAAAACACCACCGTCAGTTGGTCAGGATAGAGAAGCCATAGCTCAGGAAATATATGGTAAGGGTTTTTATGAATTAGCACCGGAACAAAAGGCTCTTGTTAATAAAAAAGCTGATGAACGTGCTGAAAGACTTAAACCGTCTCAGAATGTTACGTTACCAAAGAACTTAAAATCTGTTGGGGAGGTTAGACAGCAGTTCACTACTAACGTAAAGCCATACATTACAGCAGCAAATGCAGCAGAACAGGCAGAACTAATGATTGATCAAGCTTCTCAAGGAAACTTCCAAGGCTGGAGAGCAGCTATCACACAACTAGCTAAATCTGTTGGAGATAGTCAAATTAGTAGAGCTGAGATTGAGGCTTATGGTGTTGATCCTAGTCTTGTTGGTTCTATTGTAGACCGTACAAGTATCTTCTTTTCAGGTACTCCTTCACAAGATACTATTAAAGGTGCTAAGAAAATTGCTACATTAGTAAAAAAGGTTAATCAAGATAGAGCTATGAAAGAACAAGGAACGTTTCTTGAATTGGCTAAACAGGCTGAAGGATATAATCCTAACACAGCTCCGAGATTCTTTGAACTTCCTTTTTCACCTACAATAGCTGTTGCTAATGATCAAGGGGTACGGGAAGGCACTACCTCATCAGGAACTAAGTATAAACTTACAATTAAGTAAGGAATAGTAATGCCTACTTACACGTATACGATTAAAGGTCGTCCTGTAGAAACACAGTCACCTCTCTCTGATAAAGAGATTGATGAGATTGCAGCAACTATCCCTGATAGTGAACCTAAGAAGTCTATGACGCAGCAAGCGTCAGAAGTATTTAGGCGAAGGAATCAAAGAGAACAAAGTGATGTATCTACGTTAGATTACCTAGGAAATGTTGTCAAAGAATCAGCAGCTCGTTTCCCTGCCCAGATCTTACGTGCTATGGGTGGTATGGAACCAGCTCCAGAAGAACTCCGTAGAGGTATTGAATCTCAGATAGCACAACCTGTAGAACAAGCTGGTAGAACTTATTTAGGCGCACAACAGATAACTGCTCCTTCCAGAACAGCTCGTGTTATTGGTGCTGGTATTGAGTCTACAATGGACCCTTTAAACATAGCAGGTGGGTCTGGGATTGTTGGTCGTATTTTAGGTGGTTTTATACCAGGAATGACAGCAGAGGTTGGTTCACAATCTTTAGAAAAGTATGGTCCTGTTCCTCAAGCACTAGGTGCTTTAACTGGTGGTATTACTGGTGGATTGGCACAGTCTCAGCTTGGTTTTAGAGCTGCTAAGTTAGGTTATGAAAAAGGTATGCCAATGGCTAAACGGGCTTGGCAAAAAGTAACGGGAACACGACCAGATGAAGAAATACAGCGTGAAGCTAGTGGTGCTGTAGAAAACATCTTACGTGCTGCTGCTGATGCTGACCCTAACATTGCTGCTAACATTCAGAGAGCTGATGAGATAGCTCGTACTACTGGCGTACAACTACCAGCAACGGCTATCCTAAACAGTAACCCAGTATTGGTTGATCAAGTTAGGAGTTTAGCTGCCAGAGATCCTGTATTCCGTAGCCAATACGGTCAACAGTTTGAACAAGCTCAACAGGCTTTAGAGGGAAGAGCTACACGATTGTTCGGACAACCAGCAACAGCTAATACAATCATCGAACAAACTGTTAGGGATGTTCCGCTTGATAAGGTACAACAACGTAGGTTAGATGCACTGAATAAACAGATTGCTAAAGAGTCTAGTTTTAACGTAGAAGATCAACAGCAATTAGGATCTCGTTTAACTACCTTAGTTGCTACTAAAGAAGATGAGGCTAAGAAAGCTGTAGCTCCTCTGTATCAACGTGCTTTTGATTATGCAGAACAAAACAACGTAGGTCTTCCTGCTGCTGGTGTAGAAGATATATTCCAGTTCGCTACTGATCAACGATCTGCTGATGTGTTCAAGACATTTCCATCTATCTGGAATAAGATCAACACACAGTTTAAACCTACACTATCAGAGCCAAGTGCGTTGTTAAACGAACGTGGTCGTCCTTTAGTCCCTGGGGGAGAACAGGTATTTAAAGCAGCTACTATTGAAGATCTTGATTCATTGAAACGTGAAATCAATAGACAGTTACGTACAACAAGAGATGAAGCCTCTGTAAGGCTTTTAAGTGAACTTAAGTCTAAAGTCAACGGTGTTATTAACACTCTTCCAGAAGGGTTTGTTACTCAGTACAAAGCTGCTGATGCTGCTTATCTTAATCAAGTAGGGTTACCATTCAATACAGAAGCTATTAAACAGGTAGATAGAGCCAAGTTTGATGAATCTGTTTTACCTGTACTAACTAAGAATAAATCAGCCTTGTCTCAGTTCTTAGATGTAACTGGTAATGAAGGCTCAGATTTAGCTATGAAAGCTTTCTTGTTAGACTTTGACAAGACAGCAGTTAAGGATGGAATCATTGATGTTAACGCTGCTAGGAAGTGGTTAAAAGCAAACAATGCTGAGTTATCTCTGTTAGGTGATAAAGCAGATACCATTAGAAATGCTGTTGATAACGTAACTACTCTCAACGCAGAGAAAGTAAGAATCAACAATGCCTTCACTGAAGCTAAGAAGAATAAACTACTCCAACTAGAAGGTAAGACTGCACAAGAGATCGTAAGTGGTCTATACAGCAAACCAGCTAACGTAGATCAGTTCTTACGTACCTATGGAAGTAACGTAGATACTCTGAATGCTGTACGATCATTCATGTTAGATGATGTGTTGTCCGCTTCTGATCCTATTGCAGCATTGACGGATAGGACTAGGAAAGCTACATACGATAAAGTCTTTGGTCCTACTTACATCAAGAACGTAGAGAGTTTGGCAGAGGCTTCTAAACGTTTAGCGGACAATCCTGCTAACGTTAAGTTTAACGTACAGGAAGTACCTAAAACAGAGATTGAGCGTATAACAGGTACTACACCAGAGTCTATAGCATCACAAGTGCGTGATCGGTTTACATCAGCACCGTACGTAGTAACATCACTACTATCCAAGTTCTGGGCAAAGCAGACAGCAGAAGCTACTGATGCTCAGCTTAAGGCTTTATTGCTTAATCCTCAAGAAGTTAAGAAACTATCGCAAGCTTTTGCACCAAGAGCTGATGGATCTTTAGATTTAACTAAGGTTAATTCAGCACTGAAGTCAGCACAGAAGTTCGGTGTTAACTTACTAGAGATGGCAATCAATGATGCTGCAATGGGTGCTGTAAGAGCTACACCAGCTATCCAGGCTAACATGCCAGAGGAGATGCAGTAATGTTTGAACTCATTGGTGCTCTTATCGGTGGTGTTTTTAGACTTGCTCCAGAGCTTCTTAAGATATTAGATAGGAAGTTTGAAAGAGAGCATGAACTAAAGAAGTTAGATGTTGAAGTCTCTATCGCTAAGATGCAAGCAGAGTTTGCTCTACAGCAGGGACATCAACGTCTACAAGAGCATGAATTAGATGCTATCGGTGAAGCATTCAAACAACAAGCAGAGTCTGATAGCAAAGCTTGGAAGTGGGTAGCATCGCTATCTGCTTTGGTTAGACCAGCAGTGACGTACTGGTTTGTATTCTTTTATTCTGCTGTGAAGATAGCAGGTTTATACTTAGCTTTCTTACAAGATGGTGTTTGGACTAATGTACTCATCACAGGCTGGACTGATTTTGATGAGGGTATGTTGGCTATGATACTATCGTTCTATTTTGTCGGTAGAGTTTGGGAGTCTTCAAAGAAATGATAGATAAAGCTAAAAAGTCTGAGCAAGACAGGAAATATAGAGAAAAGAACAAGGAAGTTTTGAGAGAAAAGAAAAGACAGTATTACTTAGCGAACAAAGAAAAGATCAATGAAAAGGCTAAGAAGAACTACGAAGAAAACAAAGATTCTTATAAAGAGCGAGCAAAACTGTGGAAGTTAGATAATTCCGCAAGACATAACGCAGCTTGTATGGATAGATATACAAGAAAAATGAAAGCCCGTCCTAAGTGGTTAACTCCGATACAGTTAGTACAGATTCAAGAGTTTTATGAAATAGCTAAAGCAAAGTCTTTTCAGACTGGTATAGCACATCATGTTGATCATATTATACCTTTAAAGAATTCTATTGTTTCTGGTCTTCATGTTCCTTGGAATCTACAAATATTAACTGAATCAGAGAATTGTAGTAAGAAAAACAATGTCCTTGTCTAAAGTAATCGCCAT